CCGTCTGGGTGACCGAGTTCGCCCATCGCTCTACCAGTATCAACATATTCTTTGTTGTATCGATCAACCTCTTTGAATAGAACGTCTTTTGGATAGACTCTACCATTACGGTTCTTCTTCTCGGCCTGCATGAAGACACCCTCAACGAAGTAGGACTTCTTTCCGTCCTTTTCCTCGACGATAACTTCGGCGTTGATTTCTTCATTGAGTTCTTTGATTAGTTTCATGACTTCTTTTTGGCCTTATCTCTGGCGACCTTTTCCTCGTCGTCAGCGTCAGGATCTTCCTTGCCGGTTTCCTTCTCTACATCAGACTTGTAGTTCTTATCGACATAATCGAAGAATTCCTTCTTCTTCTCTTCGCTGTCAAACTCGCTTGGATCGGTAACACCAAACTTCTTGAGTGCCTTACGGAAGAACTTTTCGTACTCCGTGTCCTCTTCCTCGGTTACAGTCTCTACTTCAACATTTTCTTTGTTGTTATCAAATGCGGTTGCAGAGAGACTACGACTTCTTTCGTCAATCTTTTCAGCCACTCGACCGAGCAAATCATTATTGATAAGTTCGCGGGCCTTGAGAAGATCACCGTCTGACAATGCTGTAATAATGTCTATTGAGTTTGACATGTCTATTCCTTCTAGGTATTCCCTACTTGAACTATTTAGTGCTTTCGTACTTTCAAGACTCATAGTCTTTTGCTAATGAGTCAATAATCATTTCGTCACTTCTTCGTCTAAAATCCACAGTAACTTCATTCTTTTTCTTGTTTACTGTCAGATCGGATGAATCAACAATTTCGTCACACGCTTTTGCGAAAGCATCTGCGGTTTTGAAGTCTTTGAATTTGTAAGTCTTGGTTGCTTCATCAATTTGAACAGACTCTTTCTTATTGCCCTTGTGTTGCGCCCACAGATCTTTGTCTGCGGTTGTGCGAGTCTTACCACCAGTAATGAAACTGTTGACACGAGCAAATGCCCATTGATGTTGGGTAGCACCGGGACGGTGACCTGATCTCCAAGCCTCCATACCTCTGTCATACACCTTCTTTAGAATACCGTATGCGATACCACTCTTCTTTGACTTATTTTCGAGACCCTTGATCTTCTCATCAAGTTGCTCTTCTTTCAGAGCGAGTTCACTAAACACCTTCTTGATGCGTGGACCCTCGTTAGTGCTGTGTAGTTTGCCACCATGCTTCTTCATCAACTTCACAAGACTCTTATGTGCCATTGTAGGACTTCCGGTCGATCCAGAATTGCTTGACAACTCTACCATATGATCACCGTAGTTTGATTTGTACTGGTCAGTAGTCGCGGCGAGTCTCTGTCGCACTGCTTCATCTGCAAACTTGCTTGCCTGTTCCGTTGTGCCAAACTGGAACGTCATTGACTCATCGAGTTCAACGGATTCTTTCATCGCCTTCACAATTTCTCTTGCCGCATGTCTACCTGCGGGAGTCAACTTCTTGCTGTTTTTATCAAGGAACTTGATTGCCGCATCAATCGCATCGGGTGTGAAGTAATCGAGATTGTTCGGATGTGCTTCGGGACCACCTTTAGTTGTCCTGTTGATTGCCATTGCAAGGACGCTCTTTGCATCCTTACCTAAACTCTTGACTGAAGACTTTGCTTCATCGAGTTCAACGGACTCCTTGATTGCAATCAATCGTACTTTGTATACAGTACCGCCTCGTTTCTGTTCATCCGAATCGCCAAGTTTCTTTAGGTTGTAATAATTACCATCAACAGGGAGAACCTCTAGTTTCATAGAATTGCCAATTTTGGTTCTCTTTTTTTCCTCGTCACTTGGAATCTCTTCAATGAAGAAAACACCATCGCCAGATTCAGCATGTTTCTTGAAGTCACTCATAGTCTTATTGTAACTCTTTGCGAATCCGAAACTCTTGATTTTTTGTTGAAACTCTTTGGTGTTTTTGTCTGCACCCTTGAACGCTGTTCGCACGGTTTCATCCAGTTCAACGGACTCTTTCTTGACAGATGGTTTGTCTTCTTTTTCTGCTTCCTTCTCGGCGGCCTCAGCATCTTTTTGTGCTTGTGCTGCCGCTGCGTTTGCAGCATCAACGGTCTTTTGATACGCCCCGCTGGTGATATACTTTTTCACCTCGCGAGTCGCCTGTTGTGGAGTCATGAAGATTTCCCAACGCTCACCGCCGACAAAAGATGAGATTGGAGCAGAAGCGCCAAGACCCATCTTTTTCAGAGACACTGGTACACCACTCACTTCAAAAGACTTGAGGAAAAACTCTTTGGTCGTAGCAGGATCTAGTGCTGGATCAGGTAGACCCTGTTCTGCTGCCGCTGCTGCGGCGTCTGCCGCGTTATCCACGTTTGGGGCATCTGTTGGTCTAAACTTCTCATGGATTGCGTCATATGCGATAGCAACACTCTGTTCAAGAGTGGCTTCCACTTGCTTGCGATCAAGACTATCACGAAGAATGCGTGTTGCCTCTTCTTTGTCCCCTCGCATAACACAATCGATAATGCGTCTAGAGTTCATTAGAAACCTCCCATAGAGTTCTTGTCTGGAATCAGACCAGCCTCTCTTTCCTTCTGAATTTGTTTATCCATCTCCCTGATGTCTTCATCAGTTTGTCTTAGGATATTCTTTCTTACATATTCAAGTGAGTAGTACTGTCCGACATACTCTTGAACATCACGGAGGACAGACATTCTTTCATTGACGATTTCATATTCCTTCAACTCTGCAAAGTGTGAATCACTCACATAGTCAAAACGAATATCTCCAACGATCTTCTTCCACTCTTCCTCAGACATAATGCCTTTGAGGATACATTGAGTGCGAAGTAGTCTCAGGAATAGGTAGTTGAATTTGTTTCGCAGTCTAGCGATAAACTTGGAGAACTTGAGTTCGTCCCGAGAAATTTCAGAAGCACGACCCATATTGAATCCATTGTCTGCTTCGAGTCGAGTCATTGGAATGTTCAACGCTCGATACAACTTCTTCTGGAAGTACTCGACATCATCCATCTCTCCAAGGTTCTCACCACCAGATAGAGTGTCGATTTCTGTGCCCTTACCACCCTCACGACGAGGCAACCAGTAGTCTTCAAGCATATTCATAAACTTCTTATCGTCTCGAATTTCACCAGTGCTTGCATCATACACCAACTTGTTTCGATAACGGTTCATCAATTGCTTGACGTATTGCTCTGCCTTTTGTTTGGGTAGAGAACCAACGTCGATGTAGAAGATTCTTCGCTCGGGCGCCCGCGAGAGCCTGTAGATAACCAAAGCATCTTCAACCATTCGTAGTTGGTTGAGTGGTTTGATTGCTTTGTTTAGGTAACTCAGAACACGACCACTGTTTGCGTCATAAAGACCAGAGTGAAAATAACAAACAGACTCAGGAGCAATCTTGATCCCCGTCTGATCAGTGTCTTTTTCTCGATAAACATAGAACTCAGCAGAACCCTTGACAACCTTAGTTTTGGATTTGGCGTCAGTTCCCTTTTTCAGTTCAACCATCTTGCGAATCTTTCTCGCATCGATAGCCCTGAGTTCTTGGATGCCCTTCTTGGGATTCTTATCATCGATGATGATGTGATAGTAACCCTTTCCATCAATATACCATCGACGGAACATCTCATAACCTCTGTTGTCGAAATCCAACATCCGAAGGATTTCATCAAACTCTGCATGAATCTTCTCTTTGATTGGATCTGAGAAAGACTCGTTGTTATCCAACATCAAATTCACAGAGTGACCATAATCACTGTAGACAATTGCCTCATTACAAATGTCCTCTACTGCCGATTCAATCTCGGGGTGTAGGGCCATTTCGCGATACTTCGCGACTGCTTGAGACTCTGTTTTGATTGCACCGTCTAGGTCAAGGTATGAACCATAGAAACCACCGGCGTCAATATACGAAGCACCCTCTTCTGCTGTGGGAACAACAAAAGAAGGGTAGTTCGTAGTAGTTGATGTAACATCAACTGGTTGGTTTAGTTTGGATCTCCCGATGGAAAACCCGAAAAGATCTACTGGCATAATTTATATCCTCAAGAAATTACTGTTACTGAGAATCGCCCGGAAGCGGTGCGACTCCAAGATTGGTAGTTTCGTCTGTACCGTCGTTCGTTAGGAAGTACGAGTACTGTAGGGTCACTTCGAAGGTTGCAAGATCTTCGTTTTCGGCATCAAGTTCCATCTGTCCGACTGAAGATGGGAAGCAATAGAAGAACTGATACGACTTGATCGGTTCTCCCTTTCTATTTAGTTGGTCTACGCCCCATGTTGGGAACAATGCTCCACTGAGATCATGTTCATCACTTGCGACGTTACCAACTGCGGAGTAGATGTCATCGACCCAACGCTCGAAAGCGTTACGGATCTTGAACTCACCATCTGCGATGATAGTGATAGTCCACTCTGCGTACTCCCTACTGCCTGGCAGTTTCAGTTTCCGACCACGGAAGGGCACCTCAATTTGACCAAGAGTGGTCTCAGGTAGTGCTGCTGTCCTAATTAGAAAGCCCAATTCGCTTGGTGCGGGGGTATTTCCAATATTACCGTTCACCCTGAACAGGTTTGGTCGAACACCACCATTGAGAAGGCTGTTCTTGAACTGGTTGATGTTTAGCGACATTCGTTTCTCCTTACGGGGTATCTACTATTATCTATCACAGTCCCGAACCGATTTCATCAAAGTTTACACCAGTTCTTGTAGCAACGAAGTTCAGAGTGATGAAGTTGATGGATCGAGTAGGCTTGATGAAGATATCAGCAATAAACTCGTTTCTATCAATCACCTGACCCGTATTGTTCGAGTCATCACACACGATCTTGAAGTCGGTGATACCTCGTCGGGTTTGAACATCTCTCAAGAAAGGTTCAACGATGTTGATGAACTGTGCCCGTGTGAAGGCATCGTTCTGCTCGAAGAGTTGGAACTTAGACGCTGTTGCGATTGCCTTCTCAAGGACGATAAACAATCTACGAACATTGATTCTATCGAATGCACTTGGCTTGCTCTGTAGGGTCTTATCGCCAAAGAGGACAGTGCCTTCTCCGGGGAAAGATACGACAGGGTTGATTTGATCAACGTATAGATCGTCTCTCTGAGACTTGATTGGGTTGTAACCAAGACGCACGACACCACGAACCTGACCACGGTTGAACCCAGCAGGGGAGAACCAAGGATCGGTAAGTTCGTCTGAGCGAACCACGATACCAGCGACATCACCATTGAGAGGTACATATCGGTTGACATCGTTGTAGCGGTCGTACATGTACTTGTAACCACTATCAAGGAATGCGTAAGACGAAGAAGTGTTGACGTTGTTGGAGGTTCCGTTGAAGTCACCACCAGAGTCAGCAGCATTCACACCAGTTCGATATGCAACTGCGTTCGCTGTCGCAACCCGAGCAGTC